TTCGCCTAAACGAGGGTTTAAGCGAATAAAGTTAATCGGGGGTTTTAGTGGGTGTTACGCGACGTTGCCGGGGTATGTGGCGTTGTCGTACTGATAGAAAATCTCGGAATATTGTCGGGCTGTTATCGAGCAGGTACCGTCTGACGGCGATCCTATTTCGTCAAAAATGGCATCGTAATAACTGCGTGTGGAGCTGCAGAAAATGAGCCGCGGTGGTTCGATACACGGATCATCCAGGATGATGTCATCAAAGCCCGCCTGCCAGGGAACGGAAAGTTCGTAATCCCCTACCCGCGTGGCCACCAGCAGCCCTGATGCGGATCCGTCCTGATAACGTAAAAGAGCCCGTGGATTTTCAAACGACCAGTCGAGCGGCTCTGTTACCGAAAACGTTGTCTGTCCGCTACCGGTGGACATATCGACGACAAGAGTGCTCACTGTGTTATTACCCGGAATATCATCGGTGAGCAGGATGCGATCGCCGAACTGATAAACGAGCGCTTCAAGCTCTGTACTGGTCGAGTGCCCAAGCCGCTGATGCAGATACTTCATCAGACGACGCATGCCAATTCGATATGCACGATCCGGGTCGAGAACGCCGTCAAGCGTATATTTCTCCACTTTTATCGGTGTCGGATTGTCTGGCATACGGCATTGCACCGTCTCCTCAGCCCAGGTCGTGCCGTTGATATAGGTCACATCAACACCGTCATAGTCATCGGCTGAAGGCGCCGTGAAGGATGTTTGCAACTCTTCCGTCATTTCATGAGGACTGATAATACCGGACCAGCTTTTAATCCCTTCCCGACCGACCGATGCCAGCCCGTCACTCAGCAGGAAATACGATTTCCCCGCATTGGTGATTTTCTGCAACATTTCGAGTGCCGAAATGCTGTCACCCGTAGCGTAGTCAAAATACTCGCTACCTGGCGACCAGTAGGTTGACTCCAGCATATCAATTGCCTCGGTATCCATGGCCAGCCCCAGAGAGCGACCTACGTGATACAGTGCGCCGGAGATGCTGCGCGCGGTGCCTGTTTCATAAATTCGTGTACCAACAACGCTCACCCGACGATCGGACTGCGCCGCCAGTTTTCCCCCTGTCTCGACCGTTGCTCCCATGAGGGTGACTCCGGCATAAGAGGACGGACGAGCCAACAATCTCCCGCGCAGCGCCTGCCAGTACATAGAATCACGGGCATTGTTACTGCCTTGCTCATTCTGGCGCCTCATACGGACCTCGACCAGCGCCGGAGTTGACAACGTAACCCGGTGCGTATAGCCCAGCGCATTCACGTTTTTCTCAGCATACGGGAAGGAGAGTGTTTGCCACCCTCCTCCGGTTCCGTATGCACGATATTGAACATCGATACCGGTGTGGCGAATACGTTTTTTGCCTTTACTGTCAAACCCGCAAAGCCCGCTGGGGAAAGAAACGTTCACTTCGAATACGTCAACAACCTCATTTTCAGGACAAGCTAGGAATGGTCCCATCCAGGTATCGTTATCGTTGATACCGGTGGCCTGATAGTCGATCATCGTGCGCGGAGCAAATCCCAGCCAGGTGGGGTCGATAACGCCATCAATCAGGCGCTGAACGGCTGCAGTAGTACCGTCAGCATCCGCAATCCGGTATTCGCTCCCACGATGGGATAGTGACAGGCGCTGTGTTCCCTCCGGTATTCCAGAGAACGCCGCTCCGCTGGCGCTGCCATACGCCAGTGTGACACTAGCCGTAATTGCCGGGCTACCACCAGAGGATGCGGCGCCAGAAGTGAACACAGGACCACTACCAAAGACAGAAACCGGTAACGTTGATGATGCAATGCTTCCACCGAGCCATGGACTAGAAGCCTCTGCAATCAGCACAACACCGCCACCATCCTGCGCCAGTAATCCAGACCCTGTCAGGCCCTCGTTTATTACCGCCAGCAGGCCGGACATATTCACATAATCTGCAACGAGAGAAATTGTGTATACGAGTCCCTGCCAGGTGATCGTAAAGGTCTGGCCTGCGCCGGAGTAATCATACGTAGTGGGTGATGCACTGGCTCTCAGGCTGGCAGAATTCCCGCCGGTTCCCGGAACAGCATCCTGTTTTGCCGTGTACGTCGCTAGATTTAGCTCATACTCCGCACCGCCTATCTCCAGCGTCACCGGCATTCCCGGATACGGGAAAATTTCATCCAGAGAATTGCTTGCCAGAACGCTGTAGCCTGAAGATGTTGAGACGAGAAAGTTCATTGGGGCAACGATCGTGACAATGGCACCTTCAACCCACGACTCAGGCAACGCGTTGCCGTCATCGTCATCATCATTGCCATCGTCCAGTCCGTTAAACGTCACCGATGCGCCCGAAACAGTCATGCTGTCGGCATTGATATCCGTGGAATCAGGCGATGTCTGAGCCATATCAAGGCCGCTGCCGCTGGATGTGCCGCCAACTTCAGTGGAGTTGAACCAGTTTTCACTACGGTGATCGCCAGACACATCCGCGCCTGGAGAGAAAATGTTATGGGCAAACCTGGCACCAAGAGAAGTTGCAGGTGTTGACCCTACGCGGATATCGCCCTTGGTAAACGCGATATTCCCAACACCCAGGCAAATCAACATCTCAACGACCATGCGGGTCGGGTCGTTTGGATCGAAGCGCGTTACTGGCTGCACCATGTAATCAGGGTAAATGCGATATCGTCCAAACAGTTCACGGATAGCATCCCCGAGTTTTGCCGTATTTGCCTTTGCCGGATTTAAATCGAGCCCAAGGCCATTGGCCGATGAATAACCGCCCCCCTTATCCAGAGTGGACATCATATAAATTGAGTAGGCAGCAGAGGCGACAGCAACTGCAACAGCAGCCCAGGCGGCTATTTCCAGCCCGGTACCATAGGGAACAGGATAAATTCTGACATCACTATCCGGATTTAGCAGGCATAGTGGCCATGCGTTCGAATGAACTGGTTTTCCGTTCACCTCAACAGCAATCGGATGCACTTTGGCTTTTGAATAGCCAGCTACGTTCTTCAACATCCAGTCGTGCAAAGTCATGGTGCCGTGTTCATGCCGTTCCAGTGGCTCACCCGGGAGCCGGGAGGGATAAATACGGATCGTCATTGCCAGAACTCCACTTTGATAAACCGTCGCTTAAAACGCCACACAGGCATAAATGTCACGTTTGAACCGGGATTGCATTCCGCGACCTGCAGCTGATTATCAAGCATCACCACGACTCCCACGTGTGTCACGGCAGATCCGGAATAGCAAGCCGCCCCAGCCCCCTCACAAGGCTCGCAGCGCTCGAGGCGTAGCATCAGCTTTCTCGCCTCGCGGTCGAGCCCTCCACCATCTTTTGTGACGCCGGCAAAGTCTGGCCATTCAGGCAGCCCGAGATCCCGCCGGATTTCATTCACGATGCCGAAACAGTCAAGTTCGGGGTGCACCCGGCCGCCCTTCAGCCAGGTGACTGAACGGTATTTCTCAGGATTGAACATGGAAGAACCTCAATTCATGTAACGTAAACCGGGGAATTCATTCAGCGTGTAGCGAAAGCGAGGCCAGGCTGTGTCGAGTACATTCATGTAACCCGCAGTGATTTGCGCCTGTATGGCTGTCCATGAACCCGACTTAATCGCCAGGGTGTAAGGCACCGTCGCTGGCGCACTCAGGTCCGTTGAAATGTACTGGCGATATGTCAGCGAGGCGTTATCCAGATTACTGAGCGCGTTACGTATAGACGTACTCACTTCGCCATCGATATTACTTATAGCGAACTGCAAATCTTGGGTGCCGTCGCTATTTCTGGCTGGCAGGGCAATATCAATAGCGGAAGCTATGAACGTGATGGTGTCGCCGTTCTCGGTCGCCGTAGTAATATCCTCATAACCTTTGCAAAAATAGTAAACGGAATCACCAATACTGATTTGCAACGTTTCAATGATGACTTCCGAACCGTCGCTGGCATAAAGCCGATCAAGAATCGTCATGCTTAGGCCACTCTTTGTTAAGCGCAATATCAAGCAACGAACTACCGACAATCCACTCAGGGTAATTTCCCCAAGGCGCAGGCATAAGCGGCCGTTCCCACAGTTCCAGCGTGGCGGAATAACGCCAGTAGATTGGTGCTACCAGCACCGGACCTTGATAGATATCCGTAAAGCGGCATTTGTAGAACTTTACGCCTGCGGGGGTCTGTAACTTCATCATGAACCAGGCAGCACCATCGGAGAGAGCATCCCGGAACCATGATTCAAACGCCAGACCCTGAGCGTCAGTCTCCATAAACCAGGCAACGGTCGCCTGAGTCGGGGTTGATGTATACGCCCGACGCTGACGCGCGCGACCGGTAATCTTTTCGGTACGTTTCAGGGGGCTAACCGGCTGGAATCCATATCCATCCTTAAGTGGCATCGGTAGGTAGTCATGCGGGTAGAAGATGTCGGCCATATTATTCCTTATACCCCCTTACATAGCGGCTTTTCAGCGCTTTTCCAAATTCACCCTTTGGAGTAATCACCTCACCGGCCATTTCGGATTTGATTTGCTTTGATAGCTGCTTACTCATTAATCCGTTGTTTTGGTTAAGGGTCGATGTCAGTTGCTCAGGAGTGATTCCCTGCAGATTATTGTTCTGCACTATCGGGGCGTGAACAATCGTCTTCTGGCTACTGTTGACGTTCTGCACTCCGGTACCAAAACCAGAACGACCTAGCGTCGCATCCAGCGGCTGACCATTTCGCAACGCTTCAAGTTGAGTGACGCCGATCCTGTTCGTTGACGCCTGGTCAAAGACATACTCGCCTTTGTGGACAATGCCGGCTGGCTGATACTTCCCGCCGGGACCGGTATAGCCACCAGAAGCGAAGCCAACGCCTGCAGCGCTGGTTATGCTGGAGGTTATTGTGGACATCAGGGCAATAACCTGTGCAACAGCTGCAAGGTTAGCCGGGAAAGGTAATCCGGCCAGCGCTTGCCCCATTGCCATAGGAAGTTGCAGGGCAGCTTGTGCGATCGCAAACGCTTTCTGCGTTACGAATGCCGCCTTATACATTGCTGACTGCTCACCAAACATTGTCCCCATCGAATCAGTGATGCTTGAGAAGGAGTTTTGTGCGGATTGCATCTGCGCAACGTAGACTGCCGTGCTTAACGCTTCCTGGTTCTGCTGGCCCTGTTGCTGCAAGGTCAGTAACTGTTGCTGCTTCTGCTGCTCATTCAGGACGGTGCTCTGCGTTATCGCCTGCTGTTGCTGATTCAGCCAGTCTGCATAATCAATCTGGGCCTGTTTCAGCTTATCAATGACTTCGAGCTGCGGATCAATTTGCAGCCCTATCATGTTCAAGCCCTGACCAGACAGGTCGCTATTCGTCGCCCCCGAAGTGAGCGTTCCACCAGCCTTGTTCACACCTGATATAACGGAATCCGGAAGCACTGATTTGCTAATCAGATCACTGGCTTGCTGTCCTGCGGCTTCAGGGGACAGTCTTTTGAGATCAACCATCTTTTGCAGGATTTCGAGGCGCTTTTGCAGCGTCTCATTTTGCCGCAGCTCCTTCGGCGCAATTTGCTCCTGCATCTTCCGATAATCGTCCAACGTCTTAACAGAGTTTTGCAGTGCCTCCTGCTGCTTGTAGGCCTGCAGGATTTCATCAGAACGGGAAAGGAGTGACTTCTGGTCAGCTGTGAGCTGTGTTTTAGACTTGAGGTCAGCGATCTGTTGCTCGAACTTAACCCGAGCCTGTGTTGCGCTGTTCAGCTTATCGCTCGCGTCCAACTGAGACTGCATAGCGGCAGTCTGCTGATTGATTTGATCAAGTAACCGAGTAGCTGCGTCCTCGGTAAAGGCTTTACCCTTTGGCGTTTTGGGTGATTTCGGGTCTTTATACAGCTCGTTAATACGAGAAACATTTTTTGCATATTGCTCTGCAGTAATTGAGCCAGCCTTCAGGAACTCGCTCTGCTGTTTGAGCTTCTCGTTGCGTATATCAGCATTCGACAGGAGTTGCTGGTTAACCCGATCCGCCTCCTGCTGAGTTTTAATGCGTTTTTGTTCTGCTTTGTCGTGGTCTGATAATATTCCATTTAGTGTATCTTCAGCTGTGATTTGCGACTGAATGGCGTCCCTTTGCTTAAGCATTTCAGGAAGGTTGCTGAATCGAGCATTAACCCCATTCCAGAACCCACCTTCAGCCTGGCCTTTCTGCGCTTCAGCGATATTTTCGTTTAAGGTGGCTAACTTATCGGCGAGAGTTTGCTCACGCCCGACATTAAGCATCGCATCCCAGGCGCCTTTCGCAGTTTTACCCAGAGAGTCCCACGCACTTTCAAGAAGGCCCAGATTCTGATGAATATCATTCGCACGTTGCTGCATGGTGTTGGCGTAGGCATCAGTAGCCACGCGGGCAGCATCCTGCTGATTCCCCTCATCCTGCAGTGCTTTGATCTGGTTATAGGTTGCCAGCGTCAGAAAGTGATACTGGTCATTAAGTTTGGTAATGGCGGCGACGGGGTCGGCGGCGATATCGTTAAAATCACCAACCAGCTTATCCGTAGCAATGCCCGTTGCCTCGCTGGTCTTAACGATAGCGGTTGTCACGCGCTCCAGAGAGTCGCCAGCGACTTTACCGGATGATACCAACTGATTCAGTGTTGAAGCGGCTGCGCCTGTTGTGGAGTTGGCTGCTACTGATACACGGGAGGCCATATCGGCCAGTTGACCGGAGGTTTTCCCCGCCAGGTTTCCTATCATGGTCAGTGACTTATAAAACTCATCCTGTTCTTGGGAGCCTTTGTAATAAGCCAGCCCCAAAACACCGACAGCCGCAGCAGCCAAAGTGAAGGGGTTGATCAGCCCAGTGACGTAGCCGCCAACACCTTTAATCGCCGGTCCAATGCCGCCGAACATGTCCTTTAATTGGCCTCCCTGCTGCATCAACACCGTGAACGGCGATTGACCGGTGGAAAGACCGACAACGATATCAGTCATCTGAGCGGGGATCATGCCCATTGCCCAGGCTGTCTGCTTTGCAGACATACCGGTTTTGCTAAGTTGGGACTGCGTTTTCTCCAACGCATCACGGGACTCCGAGAGTTTGCTGTTCAGACGATCATATGCCAGCGGTGACAGCATCCCAGTCGCTTTAGCGCCGTCCAACTGCCGCTGTTGTTCGTTCAGCCGGCGAAAAGCTTCTCCAACGGGGTCAATCTGCGCCTCAAGCCGACGCAATGCGGCAACCTGCTCGTCGTGGGCCTTTGCTGCCTCGCGTTCTGCTTGAGCAGTTCCAGTGACCTCCCGGAGTGTCTCCTGCAGTTTTTTGCTGTAGGCATCATATTGCGAAGCGTTAATGTTCCCCGACTCAAAGGCTTTATTCAGTTCACTTTGCTGTTGATCCAGATTACGCAACGCAGATGACAGTGGGTCAATTTTATCCAGCATCCTCTGAAATGCCTGCGCCTGTGCTTCCTGCTGCGCGGTTGCTAATTCACCTGCCTTTTTCGCTTCCCGTTGAGCCTGAGCGACACCGCTCAATTCCTCGGTAGTGTCGTTCAACATCTTAGACAGTGAGCGAAATTCATCCTCGTCAATCAGCCCCTTATCAAAGTATTTTTTTAGCTCACTGAATCGACGACCAACAGTATTTATTGCCGCGCCGACAGGATCGATGGCAGATCGCAATTTATTGAGTGCTTCTTTTTCTTCATCGGTAGCTTTAGTTACCTTGAATATACTGCTTACAGCCTTGTCACCAGACTGGGTCATTTTATCAAGAGCAACCGTTAGGCTATCGGCCTGCTTCTCTGCCCCGGAGCTATCGAGAATAATTGCGAGACGGGATGTTTGTTCTGTCATTTACCTTTCTCCGGGCAATAAAAAACCCCGCTAAGGCGAGGTTTGATTTTTGAGGGCCAGAAAGAAAAAACCACCCGAAGGTGGCTAGATGTATCAACTCGCGTTTTCACAACCCGGCATGCTACGGTCGATGATTAGGTTACCCTCGACACGCAGACCAATCTTACCGAACAGGAAGGCGTGATTTAGTTGAGTAACAACAACGTCAGACAGACCAACGGCACAGCGATCTTTTTCAATCGCACGGTCAGCAGCGGTTTTAACGTTTGGAATCCCTGTAGGGAAGATGATAACCGGGTAGCTATCTTCTGCTGTTACGCGCTTCCCTTTATAGAACTTGCCACCATTCAGGTTATAGTTTTTTGTGCTCGCTACAGTTAAGTCTGCCACGCGAACCGTACATCCCGTCAACAAAAGCGCACCCAATGCTACTGCCAATATTTTTTTCATTCCATGTTTCCTTTGATTGCAATCGGAAACATCCTATCACACATGGAATTGAGGGCAAAAAAGCACCATCACCAATATTGGTAAGTCATTTTTTGTTGCTATTTCGCTTCTGCTCTGCTGCCCACTCAGCCCTCCAGGCGTCATCCAGCGCCAGTATCGCAGCGTCAAATTCGATACGGTCAATCAGGATGTAACGCGAGGACAGGTAGCGGTCTATATCGCTCAGGGACAACGGGAGCGGAACACCAGCCATTCCGGCATACTGCCTGCCGCGCGATATCATGGCGTAAGCGTTGAGGATCTCCCCCGTTACAGCATCAATGGTCGGTTCTGGGATTGACGGAAGGTTTAGCCTCTCCCGTCGCCACTTTGATTTTTCGCCCTGCTCGCCGCCGAACTCTTTCAGCCATTGCTGCGCTTCGAGGGCTTTTTTACGGTTTCCTGAGTCTGCTGCTCTTTACCCTGAGCAATATTTGCAGCCTCGGCCAGTATCCGCCAGTACAGTTCAGGGTGCTGCTTCAGCATGACAATCCCAATTTCTGGTGAGTAGTTGATAGCGACTTCGGCGCCATCTACCAACTGGCCAACACCTTCCCAGTCTTTCAGCAGAAACCGGGCGACGTTGTCGATCAGCAAGTCATCAACAGAGTCGATATCGCCCACGCTGGCAAGGTTAAAATCCTTTGTCCCTACCTGGTAACCTGCATCCATCTTGTCGATGTGGCGACGCACCAAAGCGTTGCGAGAGCGATATTCCGGACTCTCACTGCTGGCCACCAGCAGGCGAAGTTTGAACAGCGATTCTTCTTCTGGGGTAAATTTCTTCTTGCTGCCTTCTGGCTTCTTGAAAGGGAAAAACCAGCGTTCGCCGTTCAGGTCAATTTGGGTGGAGATTATCAGCATAAAGGCTCCATAAAAAGCCCGAACCGCGATGTGCTACGGGACGGGTCAGGGAAATTAAGGGGCAGTGACGGTAATTGCAGAGGTTGCGGTAAAGGTCCGCACTTTGCCGGTAATGGTCGCGGTACCAGCAGCATTGCGCGTGACCTGCGCCGTTTTCTGCCCGGTTGAAGTCACGGTGGCAATCGCCGGATCCGAAGACGTCCATTCAACTGTGTCGCTGGAGTCCGCTGGAGTTAACGTGGCAGTCAGGTTAACAGTTGAGCCAATCGCACCAGATGATGTGAGTGGAGCTACGCTGATGGCCGTAGCGGCTACTTTCGGCGCTCGCGTTATCGTGGGCGGAGTATTGGCTGCCGTGATATCGAGTTGAACCTGGACAATGTCAGTGCTGCCGGCATCTGGCCAGTCACCGGAAATCTGCACTTCCGGAAAGTCGAAGGTATAAGCACCTTCAGCATTCTCCAGCGTGAAGCTAAACGGCACCGTTTCGCCGGTAAACGTTTTCTTATAAAGATCCCACGCAGCTTTTGACCACGAAAGAGTAACCTGCCCGGAGGGCGTAAAAGTCGTTTGTATGTTGGCGCCGGCGAACGCCGAACCAGTGCCGACGCAGCGCTGCACCTGCATGTTGTTGTTGAACTGGATATTGAAGGTATCGACGCAGAAGCCGGTACCGCCATCAACACCATTCAGCCTAATATTTGTGACTTCCTTGAATGAATATCGCAGCGCGCCGGCGGTATCCACTGGCGTGGTGAAATAGCTGGTGTCATCCCCTTTCGTTTCCCAGTCCAGACCGGCAAACGTGATGGTCGAGGTAATGTCCCCGTCGCCCGGGATTTCCATCTGAAAAGTACCGACCTGGCAGCCGCGGGCAATCTGAGCGATCCCCACGTCGCCGGCATAGGTAGCCACTGAAAAAGTGATGCGCCCGTTGCCCATAGTCAGCACGTTGTTTATCCATTCAGCGCCGAAGCAGCTGGCAAGGAAATCATCGTGCTGATTCCAGCGAAACCTCGTGCCGACATCGCCGCCGACATCTACCGTACCGCGGGACACGCCCTGCGCCATGCGGTCGCCGCCGATTTCGTCGTTATCATTGGTGTTCTGCGTTGGTTTCACACCAAACGAGGTGCGACGTAGCAGACTCCATGAGCCCGCAGTAGGCGTGATGCCGGGGGTTGTCTCGCGAATTACCGCGGATACTACTTTTGCACCTGAGCTCACAGGAGCCTCCTGTTTTTTTGTGCGCTACAGAGCGCGATAAGGGATTTGAAGATTTAGCTGTGACCAGCCATCGGTTTCACCGGCGGGCACAGCTGAGACGGCGAAATAACTCAGCTTTCCGTCGTCCTGAAACTCGAAAAGCTCGGTTAATTTGTCCGCCGTCTGGGTAGTCAGAAGCGTGCCTGAACCTACCGGGACGAAGAGCTGGATAATGAGTACGCCGGTCCTGTGAACGACTGGACCCGCCCCGATTTCGGTTGCACCTGCCTGCCCTGATATGTTGGCGAGACGGGCCCAGATGCTGCGACCGCTGGGGTCGAATACCGGGCCATTGGGGTAATCCACCGCATCAGAAGCAATAGCGGTCTGCGCCGCCATTCGGGAAATGACAGCATTTCTGATTTCTGTGAGGGTCATTTGTAGGCCTGAATCACACCATTAAACGAGACGGCATAGACACCAGTAGGCGCCTGTGTTGAGTGACCATTCTCCAGAGGCACGGAGTACGGGAGGTTTGACTGGATATAAATCACCGAGTAGGCCGGCGCCTGGTCGATAATGTTTTTGCCGTTGAGAAACGTCATCGTTCCTCGCGGGTCAGGTTCGGCTGGTACCGAATAATCAGGCGCGCCAATACTCACGAAATGTGACGCCCTGAAGGTGCCAGCGCGGTAACCGGCGGGACGTTTAATATCCATCCCGTCATTAACCTGCACTTTTTTTCTTAGACGTCCGGTTTTGGTCAGGTTCGCAGGGTCGGCATAGAGGGACTCATTCCACTCTCCTACCGCTTTGTTGTACTGAACGGCGGTGGCATTAATGGCCCACAACTCAGGATTTCCTACCGGCGACCGCTGAACGATTTCATTCAGCAGCTGAATAGCGATAGTTCGCTGGCGAAGCTTGATATCCTCGGCCACCAGCCCGGCAAACGTCGCCGGGTCGATACTCCAGCCCTTAGCCATATCACGCCCTCCGCAGTTGAATGGAGTACGCAGCCGCGGCGGAATCGGCAGCGGCCGTTATAACTTCATAGCGCTGTAGCGCCTTGGTAATCGGGTCCGGTGCCATGATGAAATGCCCGACTGCCGGCTTATCGTTCACCTCGTTAACCAGGGCGGTTAATTTAAGGTCACCGTGAAGAATGTTAACGCCATCGATACGGCGGAGTTTGTACCGCGCCAGAACACCGCGCCCTGAATAGGCCACCACCGTTTCGCTACCGGTTTCCGTTACCGGATCCCATGCACCGCGAACGGTGTAACTGCCGGTGAACGCCTTAACCGCATCCTGCAGGTCGGTATCGAATGCTGCGGCGACTTCTCCCTGCAACTCATCACGTATACCCATCGCATTCACCACCGCTATGACGGAATTTAACGATCACAGAACCGCGAAGCCTACGGGTATAGATTTCACCATTTCGTTTAGCTCGCAATGGATGAGGTGCAAACTCAACAACCCCCTTTACCAAGTTCGCGTAAACGACATAATTGATCGGGTTTCCATTCACAAACACATCGCGAGGGCCGAGCCCATCACCGGCATAATGCACATCAGGATTTTGCATATCATCCCCTTACCAGCCGCACCTGAGACTGACTAACGCCATAGGGCTTTAGCATTGCAAGCGCCAGCTGCAGATCAGAATCAAGCAATGCCGAGCTATTGGTGGCGAGCTCGGCAAAGGACTTTGAAACAGAGACATCGTCGGCATCCACCGTCTTACTCAGCAACACACCAGAATCGGTTTTCTGCTGATAAAGGCCACCATTCGAGGCCGCTAGCGCTGCGTAGGCGCCAGCCTGCTTCACATCGTCAGGAATGATGGTTTCGTGAGTTGCCTTATCGCATGGCAGTTTAAGGTTGAGGCCATTCATCCAGGTATTAGCCATCAGCACAGATTTGGCTTTTTTGCTTTCATCCGTCCAGGTGGCGCCCAGAATCAGATTGACGCCTTCAACGGTGATGAATGTAATCATGCATCACTCCGTTTCTTTCCAGCCGTGCGCCTTCCAGTTTTCCACTTCGTCAGGATGAACGTTTGCGGTGGTCGGCGCGCCGGGGAATGCTATGAAATCGGTAACCATCACCACCAGCTGCGGTGCCTGCGGTGCCTGCGGTGCCTGCGGTGCCTGCGGTGCCTGCGGTGCCTGCGGTG